TATCGGTTTATGGGTAAGAGATACAGCGTTTAGACTTAGACAAGAAGGAATGGCTTTGCAAAGAAAAGCATTAGATTCATTTTCAACTGGACATAATAGTACAGAATATAGTAATCCTGAAGAAGAAGATGCTTGGAAGTGGGATGTCCAAGGTGAACAAGAAAGCCTAGAGTGGCTAATTAAATAAAAGAGGTAAAAAAATGGCAGACAAATCACTATTTGCTAGATTGGGTAGATTATTTTCTACTAACATAATAGTTAGAAATATCGGCGGAAGACGACTTAAAGTTTCCGATACAAGCAGAATTCAGTCTTCTGGCAATTTAGCATCAAACTATATGGTAGATAGATGGGCAAAGTTACATAAAGGTTCTGGATATGGATCAGCTGCACAACAAACAAACTATACTGTTGCTAGAAGGGTTTTATTTGATGATTATGAAGCTATGGATCAAGATCCAATTCTTTCTTCAGCACTAGACATATATGCAGATGAGTGCACAGTAAGAAATGAGTTTGGAAACATATTAGAAATTAATAGTACTAATGACAACATTCAAGAGGTTTTGAACAATCTTTTTTATGACGTATTGAATCTAGATTTTAATTTATGGCCATGGATAAGAAATTTGGTAAAATATGGTGATCATTTCATGAAATTAGATATTTCTGAAAAGTATGGAATAGTAAATGTTAATCCTATTTCACCATATGAAATGGAAAGAATAGAAGAATTTGATACAGACGTACAACGTCCAGTTATGTTTTATCATGAAGGAGAAGGGCAAAAACACGAATATGAGAATTATGAAATTGCTCACTTCAGACTATTAAGTGACACAAACTTTTTACCCTATGGTAAATCCATGATAGAAGCTGCTAGAAAAATATGGAAGCAGCTTACGTTAATGGAAGATGCGATGTTAATTCACCGTATCATGAGAGCTCCGGAGAAAAGGGTTTTTAAAATAGATATTGGTAACATACCGCCAGCTGAGGTTGATAATTATATGAATTCATTAATTAGTAAAATGAAGAAAACTCCATTTATTAATCAAGCTACAGGTGACTATAATTTAAAATACAATTTACAAAACATGCTAGAAGATTTCTATTTACCAGTGCGCGGAAGCGATAGTGGTACAGCAATAGATAACCTATCCGGGTTAGAAGGCATGTCTATAGATGATATAGAATATTTAAAAAATAAAATGTTGGCTGCTCTAAAAATTCCTAAAGCCTTTTTGGGTTACGATGAGAGTGTTGAAGGAAAAAGTACTTTAGCTCAGGAGGATGTTAGATTTGCTCGAACAATAGAAAGAATACAGAGAATTGTTGAGTCAGAATTATATAAGATAGCAATAGTTCATTTATATGCTCAGGGATATAGAGATTCTGAATTAGTTAATTTTGATATGGCTCTTACTAATCCCAGTATAGTTTATGAGCAAGAAAAAATAGAATTATGGAATAATAAATCTAGTTTAGCTTCAGATTTAAAGGATCTTAAAATGGTAAGTGAAGATTGGGTTTATAATAATATTTTTAATATGTCAACTGATCAAGTGCAGAAAGAAAGAGCACATGTTGTTGAAGATATTAAACGTAAGTTTAGACATGATCAAATTGAAGCAGAAGGTAATGATCCTGTTACTACGGGTCAATCCTTTGGTACACCTCATGATCTTGCAATGGTTGGTCAAGAAGGTCAAAAAGAGCAGGGTCAAGGTGCTAGCGGTGGAGATGAGGAAGATCCAGATGGCTATGATAGTGATGACAAGGTAAGCATATTTGCTCAAGATAATAGAGGTGCTCCAAAGGGTGGACATCCTGGTGCAGGTCGTCCAAAAAAAGGAGCAAAATATAAAACCGATAGAGGAGCTAGAGGTCGAGATCCAATTGGTGCTAAACAAAACAAATCTTTATCTAGAGATAAGAGTATTAAACATACATATAATGGAAGTCCAATGAGAGATTGGTATTCTAAACATAAAAGTAAAGAAATTATAACAGAAACTATGAAAAATACCTTAGAAACACCATATAATGATGAAGGAGGGCTTCTAGATGAGAAGAATCTCATATCAGACGAACCAAATGTTGAATAGTATTATATTTATATATGAGAAAAAGTACCTGTTAACTTATAGGGAGATATTTAGTAATGGCTAAACATTCGAAATACAAAAATACTGGTATACTATATGAATTGTTAGTACGCCAAATTGCAACAGAAACATTAAACAATGCTAGCACTCCAAAGGCGATGGGTATAATTAAATCTCATTTTAATAAAAGAACTCAGCTTGGAAAAGAATTAGTTTTATATCAAAATTTAATTAAAGAAAGATTTGATACGGAAACAAAGGCTAGAATCTTTGTCACTGCAGCAATTAAAGCTAGACATAAAATTAAGGTAAAACAATTACATAAAGAGAAATATAGTTTAGTTAAAGAAGTTTTTTCAAAGTATAATGCTTCCAATTTTTTTAAATCTAGAATTCCAAACTATAGGGTTTTAGCTGCAATTCATTGTGTATTTGAGAACACCAGTAAAACTCCAGCAGACTTTGTTAGAAATCAATACACATTGATTGAACATATTACTAGGAAAAATAGAGCTGCTTCTGTTAAAAAGAATAAAGTTTATGAAGCATATGAAAAACAAGATAAAGATCTAAGATTGCTTTCATATAGAATGTTAGTTGATAAATTCAACACAAAGTATAATGGTTTAGATAGAAAACAAAAACATTTACTCAAAGAATATATTAACAATATTTCAGATACTAATAAGCTTAGAGAATATTTAAATAAAGAAGTTGTTAGAGTACATAAAGCATTGAAAAGACAGATTCCTAAGGTTAATGATAAGATTACTAAAATTAAATTAGCAGAAGTAACTAATCAGATTGCTAGATTAGGTACAGGTTCTACAGTTAGGGATAAACAAGTATTAGGATTGATGCGATATTATCAATTACTTAGAGAAGTAAAGGAAACATGTACATGCGAAGACTGTTAGAAAAAAGATTTAGAGCAATTATAAGAAAGATTGTACAGCGAGAACTTAAGGAAGCCAACGTGACAGCCAATTTAGATGGTGGTTTAGGTCCGCCTAAGACTCCATTTTGGGGAGCCACATCTGGATCAGAAGGAACTAAAGTCGAAGTGTCTGGGTATAAGCAGCACAAAGACTGGGGAAAACATCATGGTTAATTATGGTATGTTTAGAGAAGTAGTAATGGATGAACTTCACGATCATATTAATCCAAATCAACTTCCAAACGCCTTTAGAGCAATGAAATTAAGAGATATTGCTTTAAATATGAAGGTTAGAGAATCAATGTTTAATGAGGCAATAGATACTAAAGACGTTGGAATATTAAAAAAAATAATTAGAGCTGAAATGGCTGAATTATTTTACGATTTGTTTAGAAGAAAAAGTTCTTGGGCATAGGAGTATAACATGAGTAAGCAATTATTAGTAGATTATGTACCGTTTGATGTTAAACCATCAGCAATAAGAGAAGCTGTTGCAAACCATAAGAAAGTAAGGGTTGCTGGTGTATTACAAAGAGCCAATACTAAAAACCAAAATGGTAGAATATATCCAAAAGATATTTTAGCTAGAGAAGCTAAAGAGTATAGTGAAGTACAAGTCAAAGAGAATAGAGCTTTAGGAGAGCTAGATCATCCAGACTCTTCTGTTGTAAATTTATCTAATGTGTCTCATAATGTGACAGAAATGCATTGGGATGGTGACGATTTAGTTGGAACAGTTGAAGTGCTAAGTACACCGTCTGGTAATATATTAAAAGAGTTATTTGTAAATGGAATTAGATTAGGAATATCCTCTAGAGGTTTAGGAACAATAAACGAAACAAGCAGAGGATCAGAAGTACAAGACGATTTTGAGTTGATTGCTTTTGATTTTGTTTCCAACCCTTCTACTCATGGTGCATTTATGGCTCCAATGACTGAGGGTAAAAAAGAAAGAGAACTTGGACATAAATGCGGTAAGTGGTGTAAAGTTGAACATACAATCATGGAAATATTAGGAGATATGTAATGATTAAGCTATTAGGACTGGTGAGTACAGGCAAACAAAAATTAAATGAAATCGGAGATATGCCAAAAAAAGCACTAGCATATGTTAAACCAATCTATGACGCTGCAGCTAAGAAAGAGGGGTTCAAAGTTACAAAAATTTATGAATCATCCGGCTATCCAAACGCAGAAATAGAAGTTTTCCAAGTAACAAAACAACAAAATAGCGGTTGGGTTTTAGGTGTTTGTTTTACTAAAGCAAAAGCTAATAAATTAGCTAAAGCTCTAAAAGACAATATGGTAGATTATCACAAGTTTAATGAGTATCCAGCTACAACAACGATTTCAAAGGATCATTATTATTTAAGTCCTTATGAAGCATCTGTAATAGGTGGGGTAAAATTGGATAGTGATAAACTTCGGGACTTAATGGCTTAATAAAAATCAATGTTCCTTATATTTATACTTAGGAGATA